TCTCGAACAAAGCAAGAGAAGAAAGAAAAACATCCAGTTAATATGGACGATTTGGAAATTCCTAAACTATGAACAAGTTTACCTTTATTAATGAATTAGATTCTTCTAAAAGAACGTTAGAGTTTAGTGAAGACTATTTGCCTGATATTCTTACGTATTTTGAAGAATTTCTCAAAGGTTGTGGATTCAATTTTGATGGACATCTTGAGTTTGTCAATGATGAAGATGAGATTAATATCGAGGGAACTGAAAATTCAGAAATTTCCATTATTTCCATTACCGGAGATATGATTCATTCAGACCATTATTATGACTATAGCAGAAACAAACCTGTACAATCTCACGAATGTTGATTAATAAATAAAGGGGTAATTTCAACCTTCTTTAGGAATTCTAAATGTTTATTCTAGTTATTGACCCAGGTGGTCTTACTCTCGATTGGTGTTTGCGTTGTATCGAAGCAGGTCATACTGTTAAACTTTACACCAAAGGTTCACGTTCAGCGCATATTGGACAAGGACTGGTCGATAAGGTCGATAACTGGAAGAAATACATGGACGTTGCCGACCTCATTTTCTCTGCTGATAATCTAGATTATATGTCAGAGTTGGATGAGTATATGAAGAAGGGTTACCCTATATTTGGACCTGGTAAACGTGCGGCTAAACTAGAATTAGACCGTATGTATGGCCAAAACGTCATCAAAGATTTTGGTGGCCCAATTATTCCTTCCCACGAATTCAAAAATTACGATGCTGCTATCTCTTTTATCAAGGAGAATCCAAAGCGTTACGTTTGTAAACCATGTGGTGAAGAAGAAGACAAGACACTATCTTATGTTGCCAAAGATGAGGCAGACTTAATTGGTTTCCTAACCAAACGTAAAGAATCTGGCAAAGGTGGTTCACCTTATTTCATTCTACAAGAGTTCAAGAAAGGCATGGAGATTGCCTGCACTGGTATCTTTGGATCTGGTGGTTGGATGGACTTCTGGTGCGAAGGTTTTGAGTTCAAGAAACAGATGAACGGAGACCTCGGTGTGAATACTGGAGAGATGGGGACAGTCACCCGTTACGTTAAACAGTCTAAGATTGCAGACATTCTAATGAAACCATTGGCACCCGTCCTACATGAGATTGGTTACGTTGGTATGTTGGATATGAACTGTATCATTGATGAGAAAGATGGTACTCCATGGCCAATGGAATGGACGGCACGTCCAGGTTATCCAATGTGGAATATTATGCAACCATTGATGAAGAATGAAGATCCTGCTGAATGGATGTTAGACTGTATCAATGGTAAGAATACATTGGAAGTGGAAGAAAAGACCTGCGTTGGTGTGGTCATGGCCAATGCCGACTTCCCATTCAACAAACGTGAAGAAGAAGACTACCTAGACTTTCCAATTCTCACGGACGAAGTTTCCGCTGAGGAACTAAACTACATTCACCCATGTGAAATGAAATTGACCAAGACAGTCAAGATGGTTGACAATGAATTGGTAGAAGATATGCCTGAATGGGGCACCGCAGGTTCATACATTCTAGTATGCACTGGTGTTGGTGATACCATCTCAGAAGCAAAAGATATGGCATATAAGATTGTTAAAAAAGTAAAACTTGGTAATGATCCACAATATAGAACAGATATTGGAGAACGATGTGAAAAAATGTTACCGAAACTACACAAGTATGGTTTCTGTAAAGGTTGGAAGTATTGATGTATGTGGCGGCTAATTGCTAAGGCACTTGGCGAAAAAAGTGGTGATGATAATAGGGAAGCAGATAAAATCGCTTGCATTAGACTCATAATTGTGTTATCATACATCACCACTAATTGTTTTATTATTGCCGGCGTAATTCGCCATTGGAACCAATGAATATATTTTACCTTGACAACAATACCAAAACCTGTGCAATGTACCACAATGATAAACATTGCATCAAAATGATTCTAGAATATGCTCAACTTTTATCAACTGCTCACCGTGTCCTTGACGGTGATAACCGTGTTACTCTATCAGCTAGCAATCGCAAAAAACAAATATGGGTATTGCCTGATAATCGTGATGGTATTCTTTACAGTGCAACTCACATTAACCACCCGTCCGCTATCTGGTGCAGAAAGACAGACTCTAATTACATGTGGTTGGCGGAATTGCTAGAAGAATTGTGTGGTGAATATACATATCGTTATGGCAAAACACACAAAGTTGAAGCTACTGGTTTGATGCAAACATTGAAGAATAATTTTCCCAAAAATATTCCTAAAGGTCCATTTACTGGTCCAACACCAGCAATGCCTGATGATGTAAAAGTGGCAGGTGATTCATTAAAATCATATCACAATTACTACATAAATAATAAGACACACCTCGCTTCATGGCGTGGTAAAATTAATTCTCGTAATGTTCCGGAGTGGTTTAATGCCAACGTATCAATTTAAAAATACAACAACTGATGAAATTGAAGAACACCGTATGTCTTACACGGTGTTAGATGAGTTCAAAGAACAAAATCCCCATCTCGAAAGATATTTCTGTCCCGAAAACTTACCTGTTTTTGGTGATGGAATTCGCATGAGTGTACCAGGTGTAGGTCAACCTGATGCACGATTCGAGAGGGAAGTCATTGGCCGTATCAAAGAAAAAGTTCCAGGTAATACAGTAAAGGAGGGTCATAAGACTAAAATGCCTAGGGAGTGGTAATTAATATCTAACAGGAGTTCAGTTCGCATGAGCAAAAAACGTATGATGTCAAAAGCGCAAAGAATATATTACGAACAATGCAAGAAAGAAAGAATCAGAAAAGAACTTATGGAACAAGCAATCAAAGAAAAAGAATATGAAATTAGATACACTTCCGAGTCTTCACCCTTCCGAATGTCACATATCAACTAAATAACCATTTTATAACAATAATAATTAAAAATGTCATTACAATTAGGTCCAGGTGGTAGTATCACAGGCGTTACAATAACATTTGGTGACGGAACAAGTACATACAATTCTGCATTAGGTTGGCAGGGGTGGTATCTTGGGTCTTTTAGTACAGGCGGTAATTCAGGTGCCTTGGCAATGCCTCGTGGTTTTTGGTCCATGCATGGACAATTAGCAACCACTTATGGTAGTTCCGATAGTTTTAGTTTTCCTCAGGCTTTTCCTAATGCATGTACAGCAATAAATCTTAGTATTGGTGCTTTATCAGGAGTTGGTAATCCTCCATCATTCTATCCGTTTCAGGGTGTCGTGAGTGCAACAACTACCGGATTTACAGTAAAAACATATAACTGGGAAAACCAATCACTTGTTCCTGGTACAGGTATTAACTTCTATTATCACGCAGTAGGATATTAAAATGGCTATTAGTTTAGGACAATCAGTTAATCCTCCAGGTGTTGGATATCCAGGTAATTGGCCTGGTTCTGATGATGGTTTGTTTATTGGTAATAACACATCATATTACAATAATAATTATGGATGGTTTACCTCAGGAAAATTTGGCGATGTGAATGGTAGTACAAATGGTTATTCTTCGCCTGCCGGTTACTTGAATTCAGTTAATGGTTATTTGTATCAATGGGGAACTGGGACAGTTGGTTCAACACCAAGTAACTCATACATTGCTTTTCCTACTAGTTATTATGCCACAGTACAAGTTTGGATTACTTTTGCAGCAGCATATGCGTATCCACAATCTGCTTATGGTGGTGCACCATATTCTGCATGTGCCAGATTAGGACCCAACACCATATCAACTAGTGGATTCTACTATTCTTGTATTGTTATTGATCCACAAGAAGGACTTTTGCCTAGTGGATTGGCTTACGGTGCTGGTTCATCAACTATATATTGGATGGCAGTAGGATACTAATATGTCATATACTTTAGGTAACGGTAACATCACTTTTCCTGACGGTAGCGTTTGGTCTACTTCAGGAGCATCTTCTGCATCCTCTAATGGTTATTTAAAAATGCCTAGTGGATTAATATTTCAATGGATGACAGCATACACTGCTAGTGGTAGCAGTCCCAATTCAACAGTCACATTTCCAATAGCTTTTCCAAGTGCTTGTGTTTGTGTAATTGTGGATGAAGGAGCTGCAAGTTCATGGGGAGGAGCTACTGTGACAAATTATGCAACCAACGTACCATCTACAACAGGTGTTACTGTTAATGGTGTGGAAGTTAATACAACTAATTGCTATTTGTATGGTGGATTGGAATATAAATTATTTGCGATAGGTTACTAATTAAGGAGATTTAAATGGCTGAAGCCAACGTAACATTATATTATTCATATACGACACACGGATTTTATAATTCTATTATTCATACTGGAGATAAATTACCAGATGATGTTATTGTCATTACTGAAGATGAACATAAAGCACTATTTGATGGTCAGTCTAAAGGTCTAACTATTACTCGACCTGATCCTAGTGGCAACGGCAAACCAATTTTGGTTGATAATCGTCAAACACCTGAACAAATGTTGTTGTTCAAAATGAGAATGTTCAGAGATACCTTGTTAAGAATCACAGTTGATAAGATGACTGCTATTCGTTTAACTACAATAACATCTGATGAACAGTCACAGGTTATGGCATATCGTGAATCTTTATTAAATGTTCCACAACAATCAGGATTCCCAGACACTATTACTTGGCCAACGGTACCAGCATGTTTGGTTACACCACAAGTGACCGCACTTATGTCAGAAATTGCTAACACCAACATAAATACTGTCTCCACATATACATTATAAAATTGAGTAAAAATTGTTTAATTATTGTCCACCAATTGAGTTGAAAGACCTAAAATCAGAAACCTTTCCAGATGGTAAACGTTACTACACATTAGAAGATGGTACACGTTTGCCTTCTGTGACTACGGTTCTAGGCGCCATGAAAAAAGAAGCCATTATGAAATGGCGTAAAAGAGTTGGTGAAGAAGAAGCAAATCGCATCTCTAGAAAAGCCACATCACGTGGTACCAATGTGCATACACTATGCGAACGTTATTTGAATAACGAAAAACTTGGTGATATCATGCCAGATGCCAGAGAGATGTTCAATGATTTGGTACCATACCTAGATAAAATTGATAACATACATTACCAAGAGTGTGCCTTATGGTCCAAACAACTTGGAATGGCGGGTAGGGTCGATTGTATTGCTGAATATGAAGGCGTCTTATCTGTAATCGATTTTAAAACGTCCAAACGCATTAAAACGAAGGACGATATTGAAGATTACTTCTGGCAGACTACTGCTTACTCATTGATGTATGAGGAAATGATTGGTAGACCCATCGATAACTTGGTCATTATCATGGCGGTAGAGAATGAACAACCACTCATTTTCAAAGAAAAAACAGAAGACCACATTGCAGGTTTAGTCAAAGCAATTGATTATTACCGCAAAAATGCTTGACAAAACATAAATAATAGACTACAATAACTTTTTAGGATCAAAAATGAAACTAAAAAAACTAATTCAAAAGTTAAACCGTGCTGAGTTTGAACATAAACT